ATGTCTATGTTACCGTTGATGCCAAGAATCCGCCTACACAGTTGGATAATCTCATTACCAAGATTTTAAGTGCAAGAGACACTACAGGAGTGGTCAATTTCGGAGCCGAAAGTGATTACACGCAAGAACTTACCGAAGACAAACTGACCTACACTTTTGAGTTTAGGTTGGAAACTCTAACAACATAAAGGAACAATAAAATGGCTTATTTCAACACAAGTCCCGCATCAACTCGTGCCATACTACAGATCAGCACAGGAACCACTGCCATTGCTTCGACCAGCACTGGTTATCAGGTGCCCGCCCTCCAAAATATTACGGTTAACAATGCAGTCGGCATATTCAACTGGACACAGTTAGATTATGGTGATCAATTGGCAGTGCCGATTCCAGCGACCAACAGCATTGCTGCTAATTTGGTTGTGGATAATACTACATTCTTCTCAACCAATGGTGGTGGTGGAGTAAATGGACTATTCAATCTCAGCAATGATAAAACATTGGTTCAATTCCGTGTTTACATTAATGGGACTAATTCAGGTTCAACTTACCTCAGTGGTCAAGGTTATGTTACAGCATTGGCTTTGACAGTTAATCCCACCGCACCAGTGTGGGTTACGCCGGCTACTATTGCTGTAGATGGACCGTTAACCAAAGGCACAGTTTAATCTCCAGTAGGCAAGGCTGGATAGGATTAGGGCTCTTTGTGAGCCCTTTTCTATGGCCGCAATAAATACACTACCAGATTAGGAGAATCAATGCGTTTAGAAGATTATAACAATATCGAACTCATAGACAGCACCGTGGCTGAAATAGCCAAAAGCCTCAATGAAATGCGTTGTTTGTTAGGTGATGCTGATAAAATCAATGCCAGGCTTAAATTTGCCTTGGCCACATTACATATTATTAAAGACAAAGAGGAAACAAGATGAATATTAAACAATTTGCTCGCAAGCCACAACTGATTGAAGTAATTATTGATCAAGAAGATTTGGTTAAAGAATATGGTGATACCATTACTTTCTGGATGTATGACCACACGGATATCAATACCTATTTTGAATTTTTTAAAAGTCAAAGCACCAGTAATGGCACTGAATTAAACACTATTAGGCGTAAAATTATATTGAATAGTGAAGGCAATCCCAGTCTTGCCGAAGACGAAATGCTACCTATTGACATCGCATTAGCTGCATTGACCAAGATCAATGAAACGCTGGGAAAGTCAAAGGCCAAGTCCTCGACCTAAATGATTGGGAAATATCAAAGATGATAACCGTAGGTGTGCTGGCTAAAAAATATGGACAATTACCCAGTCAGGTATTGGCCACAGCCACCACCTACGATATTATGATTGATGATGTATTGACGACTTGGGAAAAATATAATCAAGATCCAGATAATCCCGATCATTATAAACAAGAAGATTTAGAATCTGTGTTTAAGGATGTTAGAGGATGACTACTAATGCCACAAAAAGAATAAAAGATATTGAAAAAATATTAGATACCAGAATATTGGCCAAAGAAGCATACCGGGTATTCAGAGAGAATACTCCTATTGGCGAAACTAAAAATGCTTATAATAGCACGGTATTAAAGGATGACACTATTGAAGCCAGATATCCTTATGCCCAGCGATTGGATCAAGGATATAGTCCAAAAAAACCGCAAGGTATGAGCAAATCCACAGCAGATTTTATATCCAAATGGATCAAACAACAATTAGGATGATAATATGGCAACAAGTATCGATTATTTGAAGTTTAAGGTAACAGCCGAAGGATTAGAAAATCTAACAAAATTATCTGACGCTGCTGAAAAAGCCAAAAACAAAATTGATGGATTAGGCACAGCCATATTGGGTGTAAGTTTCGGTGCTTTTATTTTAGGTGCATTGGAAGCAGCAGACCGCATCAGTGATTTAAGTGATGCCACTGGTATTGCTATTGTTAATATTAAATCATTTGAAACAGCATTAGAAACATCCGGTGGCAAGGCCAAAAATGTTGAAAGAGCCATAAACGGATTTGTGGCATCTATTGAAGCGGCAGCAGATGGCAGTATCAAGGCAAGAGAAGCATTTAATAAAGTTGGTGTTAGTTTAGAAGACATTAGAGATTTAAGTGAGCAGGATTTATTAGACCAGACCATTAAAGGTCTTGCTAAGATGAAAGAAGAAGGCAAATCCGCCAGTGAAATTGCTGCCACCAGTAAAATATTATTAACCAACGCATTCCGTGGGGTTGATGTTGGAAAATTTTTCGAAGATTATGAAAAAGGCAATCTCACATTAGCCGAAACGGCCGCCCAGATCAAAGCACAAGCAGATGCCAATGCCAAGTTAGAAGCAACATACAGAACACTACAGCAAGGTGCTGGAGAAGCACTCCAGCCAATATTAAAATTGTTTGGTGAAACTGAATTAAGTGTTAAATCCGCCACAACAATTATTCAAATATTAGGAGCCACAATGGCTCTTGCTTTTGGAGCCAGTATGTTGGCCAATATATTGGCTATTAACACCGCATTAGGAATTACTGCTGGTTTAAGCAATTTAATCGGGAAAGGTCCGTTGGGGGTATTGGCTAAGATAGCAGCAGCAGGCATTGCTATTGAAACAATTACCGCTGCTCAACTCGAAGATTTAATAAAGAAAAATGAAGAATTAGAAAAAAGTGCTGGTAAAGCCGGCGATGCTATGAAGTTTGATCCCGGTACTGGAGCAGGTTGGGATAATATTAAGAAAGACAAAGCCAATAGACAAATGGCGTTGGACGCCAATCAACAGGCTGCTATTGAAAGCAACAAGCGAATAGCACAATCTATTGGTGAGGCCAACAAGTCAGCATTATTAGCACAAGAAAATGACAGATTAGCAGCCGCAGCAAGAACCAGTAATGTATTGATTTCGATGGAAGAAAAAACAGCCAACGAGATTAGAAAAATCAATATAAATGCCGATCAAGAAATTGCCAAAGCCACTGCCAATATTAGAGCCACTGATAAAATCGGTCCTGCTCAAAAGGACAGAGAGATAGCAGCCAAGACAGCAGAAATACAAAAGAAAGCAGCATTGGAAATATCTGATGTCAATCTAAAATCTGCCACTTATAATCAAGAACAAAATCGAGCATTGGAACAATTTAATCAATCACAAAAACAAACACTGGATGATTATCAAGAAAGAAATAGATTGGTATCGCAGAATATTGGATTTGAAACAAGTTTAATTGGTTTAACTGCTGATCAGGTAGAAGTTCAGCGTGTTAGAGAAGGCATATTAAAAAGCCAGGCACAAATATTAAGATCTATGGAAATCCAGATTTCAAAATTGGAACTGGATAAGGCATTGGGTATTGATCCCAAAGCCGATGACAAAATAAAAGAAATTAGAAAAACAATGAAGGGTATCCAAGAAGATACCAGTCTTGCCGCCGATGCTGCTCAAGGATTTGTGGAAAGACAACAAGGTGCTCGATTAATCGAAGCAGATAGATTAAATCAAATAAAATTGGCTGTTGATTATTACGATCAACAGGTTAAGGCTGCTGGAACATTAGGCGATATATTACGCGGGATAAACGCCAATAAAGTTGATCTGGATTTTCAAGCAAGTCTTAAAGGAATGAATCCATTAGAAAGACAGATAGCCACTATTAATGAAACAGCGAGAAAAGCAGGAATGGCAGCAGGGGCAACCTTTGCCGCAGGATTTAGTGAAGAAGATATGTCGCCAGAGCGTGCTGAACAATTGGCAGCAGGATTAAAACAAATAACAAAAGCCCAACAAGATCTTGCCAATGATCAAGTGGCGATGTTATTAAGAAGTAGAACATTTAGCGAAGGATGGAGTGAAGCATTTAAAATTTATAGTGATAATGCCAAAAATGCCAGCCAGCAGGCAGCAAATTATTTCTCCACATTTACCAAAGGCGTTGAAGATGCCATTGTGAGATTTGTCAAGACTGGCAAATTGAGTTTCAAAGATTTAGCCAATAGTCTTATTGAGCAATTGGTTAGAGTACAAGTTCAACAGGCCATTGCTGCCAGCACAAGTGTAGTTGGTGGGTTTGGTGGGTTTGGTGGATTATTAAGTGCTGGAGCATCATTGTTATTTGGCGGCGGCACAGCATTTAGTGGTGGTGGAAATATACCAGGATTTGCCACAGGTGGCGCAGTGGGAGCCAATAGTCCTATCGTGGTTGGTGAGCGGGGTCCAGAATTGTTTATTCCTCAAAGTGCTGGTAATATTGTGCCCAATTCAGCCATATCATCAGGTGGTGGTGGATTAGGAACCACCATAGTAAATTACAACATTAGTGCTGTGGATGCCAGCAGTTTCCGCAGTTTGGTGGCCAGAGACCCCAGTTTCATCTATGCGGTCACAGAACAAGGTCGTCGTAGTCAACCATCAAGGAGGTTAACAGCGTGAATGCCATACAAACCATTATAGATAGTGCCAGCAAGATTGAAATAGATCGTCGTAGAACGGTTGGTCAAAGTGTTAGTCGTAGCCAGAGATTACGTACAGCAGAACGCACTTCAGCACAGCCTTGGATGATCAGTGTAACTCCCAAGCCGGCATGGACCTACAGCACCAACAGAGAACTTATAGAAACCATAACTTATTTGGATCGGTCAAGAGAAAGCATTGTTAATTTGGCCAACAATCCCAATCTTGCTTATCTCACTGCTTACCAAGGTGAAATGACTGCTGGTGAAATTACCTCACTGCGAGTCACTGCCACCAGCACAGCCACCATAACGCTGGATGTGCTACCTGGTATCTCCACCACAGCATATCTATTTCGTTCAGGTGATTTCATCCAACCCAAATTCAGTCGTTATCCATATACCGTAGTAGATAGTGTTCAGCGTGGATCAGGAACCACGGTGGTACTCACGCTCAATAGACCCATTATTACCAGTGAGAATCTCACGCTGACAGGATCGGGGGTGTTGGTAGCCAATAGTTGCACCTGGCGTATGGTTGTGGGATCATTGCCCACCATACAAATGACCATTAGAGATAGATTTGAGTGGTCAGGTGATTTCAAATTGATGGAAAAGGTAATATGACTATCTCTGCTGCTGTTACAGCCACATCAATAACTCACGGACTGCTGATTGATTTAACGGTTAATACTTCGACCTTTTATATTGCCAATACTTATAGTCCTGTTGTTTATAACGGTAATACTTATAGTGCTGTGGGGCATTTTTTAGGTATCACTGACATACAAAATGACATTCGTGCTGCCAACAATAGCCTAACGGTATCGTTAAGTGGTATTCCCAGTCAAGGTGGTGAAACAGAACCCAACTGGGTCAGTGCGGTATTGGGCAGCAAGATCAAAGGCAGCAGAATAGAAATAAGACGGGTATTTTTCAATGCCGATACTTATGGTATATTGCCCGGTCAGGTCTATTTGAGATTCAAAGGCTATGTCAGCAATTTCAGTTTGGCAGACAGCATAGACGGTGCGACGCTAATTGCCACCACCAGTGTCAGTCTCCAATGTAGCAATATCAACGCCATTATAGAAAAGCGATTGGGCGGTCGTAGAACCAATAGCGAAGAACAGCGTCGTAGATATCCTACCGATACCAGTATGGATCGTGTGCGAGTAATATCAGGCCGGGCATTTGATTTTGGAAAGCCATATGTAGCACCGGTTCAAACACCAACCGAAACCTACCAAGATCCATTTTTCAGCCCAGGATAATATAGAGATTAAAAGATGATTGAATTCAAGATTATAAGATCAGTAGAAGAAATAAAGGAACCAATAACAGAATTATTGGCTCAACATTATGAAGAACTAACACTGGATCGAGATGT